TTACAACAACTACAGATGATCTAGCAGTATATAGATACCTAGTTGGCTCACAGAATATGGCCATGCTTAAAGAGTTTTTAAAGCATGCCAAGGACGGAAGAAGCGTAAGCGCACCCATTATGAAGGCTTATTTGCCTATTATACAGATGGTAGATGACATTGTACAAGGCGGTCCGGGCTTTGTACAGAACCTAAAAGTGCTGCGTTCGAGAGCGCAAAAGCGCAATAAGTAGTTAATTTTTCTAATAAAGTGATAAATACATTATAAGAAGTTCACAGAGTAGTGAACGGCAATTAGAGAAATTAGGAGAATAATATGCCAGATTTAACAAGCGAAGCAATCGCAAGTAACTACCGTAAGCACGTAATCAGCCAGTCAGGCGTTGGACGTGAATTAATCGTAAAAGTCGTAAGTAACAACGACATCACAGATGCAGAACTACAAGCAATGATCGACTATGCTACACTATCACACGGTGTAGATGGCGCAGGCGATTCAGCTTTCACAGTTGGTGCTCTTGGCACAGCAGACGGAAGCGCATTTGTTTCAGAAACAACTGATACAGTATTCCTACGTTTACAAGGTACAGGTGATCTAACTGTTGCAGATATGAAAGCAGCAGGCGATGCAAAATCAACAGCAGACGCAACAGGTAATACTTACACAGTATCAATCGAAGCAATCTTTGCACCAGCAAAGTAATTACTAGATAATAATTAAAAGGGTTCACGTTTTGTTGGACCCTTTTTTTATGGCTATAAGTACAGTATGAAATATGAATTACTGACTCTAGCTGACATCACTGAAACTAAAGCAAAGTTCGATAAGAATGATTCAGCTTGGCATCAGCAACAGAACTTCTTAACAGTACTACAAACAATTGGATTAAGAGTTAATATAACTTATAAAGACTCAACAGAAGTAATTGATATAACTGCAAAACAAGCAGGCTTCGGCACAGTGTACAAAGGCAAGAACAAAGCATGGAAGTTTGTATTTGAAACAGACTTTGATGATGCAACTGATATCACAACGATGACACATGACTTTGATATGGTTCCTATTATATCTAACTTAGACGAAACTGCTGAATTTAAAAACAATATGTTTGAGTCATTAAACGAGCAACGAAGAAATATAGTAATTAAACCAATAGACAATTAGGATAAATAATTATAACATTTTATTGTCGAGGGAATTTAAGATGTCAGATCCATATTCAACACAACTAGAGAAGGAATCTCTAGAGGCTCACGTAGACCTATGCGCTCTACGTTATCAGAGTTTAGACAAACGTCTTAACGATGTAGAGGCAAAAATTAACGAAGTCCACAATGAAATTAAGTCAGGCAATCAAAGCCTAGTTAAAGTTCTTGTTGGTGCCGCTGGCACTATCATTGCAGGGTTATTAAGTACAATCGTTGTCATATTAATGAACGCCTAATAACGCTAAATAACTATATGTTATTAAGAGACTTATTTACTACAGAACTAGATGAAAATCAAGTCTGGGCTCGCGCAGGCAAAAAGGTTGTACGCAAGTACAGATGTACTGGTGGCCAGCGTCAAGGACGTGTGGTGTCTAACTTCTCACAATGCTTTGCTCCAGTAAACATTAAGAAACGACAGTCTCTAAAGAAAACAAAAGCTCGCATGGGTAAGCGCATGGCTCGTAAAGCCAACAAGACAAAGCGTATTAATCCTGCAAGTAAGCGAGTACAAGCAATGAATAAAAGCAAAAGTAAGAGCAAGAGATGAAACTTAGAGAACTTATCGAAAACGTAGTTCCCACCTTTGCTAAGAGCGGAAACAAAACAGTACGCAAGTATCGTTGTACAAGCGGCAGTCGAAAAGGACGTGTGGTTGCAAAGGCAGCGACATGTTCAGCACCTACTAATGTTAAGTCAAGTGTTGCATTAAAAAGCACTAAGGCCAAGAAGGGCGCAAAGATGCAGCAGAAGACACGTAGAACAAAGAGTGCAAATGCTGCAAGTGTAAGAGCAACTAAGTTAAATAGAAAAACTAAGAGAAAGCCTAAGAAGCGTTCATCAAGGAGTAAGAGAATATGAAGATAATGGAAATTATCGATGTGCCTAACAAAGCAGTAACTACAGGTAAAGTAAAACGTGCAACTGGTACAGAGGTTGAAATTGAAGATCCAGCAAATCCAGGTGTAACTACTAAGGTTGATCTAAAGAAAGCTAAAGTTGGAACTCCTGACAGCAAAGGTGTTACATCGATTGACACAACTAACAACAAGCCAGGCGGCAGTAATCAACTAAAACCAAATGCCAAAGTTACATTAGCGACACCTAAACAGAGATAATTATGTTTATGAATGCACAACAACTAATACATGATCTTGAAGCAATGGTAGATAATATCATTCCGCTTCCTATTGTCAAAGGCAATAGCATCCGTATTAAACATATGATTGTGCGTAAAACAAAGAACGGATATAGTGTTTTTAATTGTAAAAGCAAAGAGCATATTGCTGATACAACATTTAAAAAGAGTGCAATAGCAATAGCAAAAACATCAAGTGCCGGTGCTAACTATGTAGATAAGATTGTAAACTTAGACCGACAAGCACTCAAACATCATAATGATATAACAGTATATCAACACACAGTAAATAATTCTAAGCAGGAAACAATGAAGATGAGCCGACAAGCCAGGCTTACTGATAGTATTGTAGCCAATAATATTGTTGCCGAACAACTTGAAAATTTTATTTACGATGATAAATACATTTAACTAATTTATAGGAAAGCAAATGCAGATAAGCGAATTTACTAGACCAGTAACATCATCAACATTAAACGAGAGCCTTGCAAAAATGTATGGTGAAAAATTAAATTTAGCTAAATTTACAAACGAGCAACTAGAAGATTTTCGCAATCGTCTACGTACAAAATTAAGCCAAGTTGAAACAACTGAAAGTTTTGATGCAGTATTAACAGACAAGCATCAGAAAGATAGATTGTTCTTAGACATTGTTAATTCAGCAATTGAAGAAAGACATGCAGAGAACGGCGGATCAACTATTTCTGAAGGCGCAGAAGACTCAGCTGAGATTGTTATGGCTGGTAAAGACATGGTTGATAAAGTTACAGGCTGGATGGAAGACACAGCTGAAATGCAAACTGAATCAATGCTAGAGCTTGCAGATGCTATCCGTGATGAAATGGGTAGTGAGCAGAGCGAATCATTTACTAACACAGTTAAGCCTGCATTGGAAGCAATGTATGCAGCAATGGAAAGCACACGTATAGCACTAACAAGCGGCGTAGGCATCCTAACTGGTGAAGGTGGCGGCATGGACGCAGATATGATGGGCGGCGATGACATGGATATGGACATGGACATGGAACCAACAACTGACATGGACGGTATGGACATGGACACTGACTTAGGTGGAATTGAAGGCGATGACTTTGATGCTGATGCATCAGCAGCTGGCGGTGACTTAGATATGGGTCGTGAAAAGCGTGAGTCAGTAGAGCGCTCAAAAAAAAAGTAAACGAAGCTATTGATACTAACGAGCTGTTCCAAATACTGGATCACTTAAAAAGTCGTAAGAAATATAACTTATCAATGGATAAACTAGACTCGCTGATGCGCAAAATGGGGCACGGCGAGTTTACTTTTGATGTGTTCAAGGCTGCATACGATGCAGACCCTAAGCTAAAAGAATTAGTTAAAAACTTTGACAAAGACAAGATACAGCTAAAGTCAAGCGAAGTAGATGATCTATCACCAACAGACGGTGGCGACGATAACACAGTAGCTAATATGGCTAAGAGGGCGAACGATCTAATATAATATTTAATATCTTATCTGTATAGGTTTTGAATGTGTAATCTAACACAGCGTTACGATTTGAGTAAATTCTTTGGAATAGAACATACGGATCTAGTAGATCGTGTTGATAGTTTTTAATCAACGGTAGGTTACCAAATATACTTTTATGTAGGAATGGTTGTAGGCATATTACACTTGCACCAGCAGACAGCATTTCTAAATGATACATTCCTAATGTCTCTTTGTGGCTTACAAAAGCAATATTAGTTTTGCTGTAGATTGCTGCTAGTTCTGTAATAGGTATTGATCCGTAATCCATATGTCCAATGTCGTCGATATCACAAACCTTATCATGATACGTAACTTCTAAATCAGTCCAGTGTTCGGTCTGCGGAATATAACTTTCAATACGTTTTAATGTTTGTTTTATTTCAGTAAAGCAATGTTTACGTTTGTGCAGGTTGTGATCTACATGTATTCTTAGTATGCGATCCATCTGCTGCTGCGGCACAAATAAATCGTTCGCAACAACCTGTCCTACATCATAATAGTTTTGTGTAGAGCCAGTGTCAGTATAATGTCCTATTGTTTTAATACGACTATTGTTGCTTATCTTAATATTCTTATCTTCTAGCTTCCATAAGCAACCGGGTATAATGTCTAGTAAACAACGTAGGCTATGCTCTACTGCTCTAAACTTCAACTTAGCAAATAGTATATGTGACACAGTTCCTAGATGTATATTGTTTACTCTACAAGCGTCTTTGAATATAAACTCAATGTCGTCGCTCTTAAAATCATCATGATAGAATATTTCAGGACAAGCAAGATGTTTACAACCTTGTGTATTTTTATAGATAAGGTGTGCTTTCATTTCGTCATAATTTGTAACTAGATTGATATCATCTAGTACTGCTTGACTACAGGGGTATACTATAAGTATGCTCATAAAGATATTTATTGACAACAGCGAAAAACTAATGTATACTACAAGCATGACATTAATTAAACCCAAGTACGAATATGCAAAGCTCAAGAGAGTTGAAGTAGATGGTAAACGTAGATATGCTGCTCCGGGCGGCCCACCTGTAGCAAGTGTTACAACTATCCTAAGTGGTACAAAGGATATGACACACTTGCACGAATGGCGTAGGCGAGTAGGACATGCAAAAGCACAAGAGATAACAACTGAAGCAGCAGGTGTAGGCACCCGTATGCACAAGTATCTCGAAGACTATGTTGACAACGGAGTATGGACAGAGTCAGCAGGTAGTAACCCCTACGCACAGCAAGCCTACAAGATGGCTTGTATTATTCGAGACGAAGCAATGGGTGATGTAGATGAAATATGGGGCAGCGAAGTTCCTCTTTATGTTCCGGGTATCTATGCAGGCACAACTGACTTAGTAGGCGTGTACAAAGGCAATCCTTGTATTATGGACTTTAAGCAAACTAATAAGCCTAAGAAGCCTGAGTGGGTAGAAGACTACTATCTACAACTTACAGCATATGCACTAGGACACAACGAAGTGCATGGTACAGATATACGTGAAGGACACATCTTTATGTGCAGTCGCGGCTTGGAGTATCAGCAGTTTGATCTATGGCCAGACGAGTTCGCAGAGTGGGAACAAGAATGGTGGAATAGGTGCCGTCAGTATTATGAGAAACACGGATAAATACTACTACAAGAACTTAGGAGTAGTAGATGGCTGTCGTTTCCCTTTCAAGGATACAAGTAAGAAGAGGTAAAAAGAATGAAGGTTCTGGCTTACCTCAATTAGCAAGTGGCGAACTTGCTTGGGCATTAGATACACAGGAAGTATACATTGGTAATGGTAGTGTTGCAGAAGGAGCGCCTTTTGTAGGAAACACTAAACTATTAACTGAAAAAGATAACATCCTAGCATTTGCTACATCGTATGAATACAAAGCTAACACAGCTTATCTTCTCACAGGAGCAGATCTAACAAGTGGAGTAAAGCGTAGTCTACAGGACAGATTAGATGACTTCGTTACAGTAAAGTCTTTCGGATGTCTAGGAGACGGCACTGATCAGGGCGATAAATTACAACGTGCTATTGATCAAATCTTTCTTAATTCTGCATCATTACTAGATCTTACAGCACGAACAACGATTAAAATACCTGCAGGAGATTATGTTGTATCTAATACAATTACGCTTCCTCCTTATGTAGCTATCATTGGCGATGGAGTTGAAAATACAGTAATTAGAAAATCAACAGCAGGGCCTGTGTTTAAAACAGTAAGTAGACAAAGTGCTATAGGAGCACCTGTAACTTTTGATGAAAACACAACTGAAGCAAATCAAAGTAATAATGTATCGCTATCAAATCTAGCAATTCAATGTGCAAGTGATACTGCTATTGATTTATATGCATCTCGCGATTGTGAGTTTAGTAATCTAAAAATAACCGGCACATGGGCACACGGTGATGCATATGATAATAATAACTGCGGTATTAGAATGCATAGCAACGCTAATGTTACTTCACACAATAATAAATTTACAAACATTAGATTTGAAAATGTATCGTTCGGTGTGTACTCAGACTTTAACGTAAATAGTAATTCAATTGACGGATGCTCTTTTTATGAAAACTATATTGGTGTAGCATTTGGCTGGGGATTTAATATTGACATTGGCCCTCTTGCTATCTTTGGTAGCCCAGGACAAACTGTTGGCCCATCTTATAATACTATTATACACAACGAGTTTGATATGATTGCACACGAAGGTGTGTTTTACGAAAGAGGCAACGACAACAGATCGTCACACAACAATTTCCTAGCAGTAGGCTATCCGTTAGACGGAGCTGGACCTAATGTAAATAAACTTGCACCTATGACTGCAATGATTAAGATTGGTGACTCTACTAAGGGAAATAGAAGCATAGACGATTTCTTCTCAAGAACAAGAGAATATGCACTAGAAGGCACATATTTCAATACACCGTATATTCCTGAGATAGAAGGACGTCATGAGACACAGTTCGGACACGATCGTGTTAGCCTTTCTCCAAGCGGGACACCTACAGTTATCCTACAGATTCCATCTGATAGACCAAAGCGTGTACAAATTGATTATATGTACACAAACCCATTTGAGAGTATTGTGCAAGTAGGTACATTGTTAGTGCTTATTGATCCAAATAGTGTAGGGCAACCTACGAATGTTACTAACGAGTATGATTACAACGGACCAGCAGCATTTAATAAATCTCTTCAATTTACGTCAGAATTGTTTAATATTGACAATACGAACTTGACATTCGAGACACTTGGTGTTAAAGTAGTTAACAGTATACCAAGCACTGGAGAGCTTCAGTTCTCCGTTAAAACAATAGGTTAAGATGTTCGATAAAAAATATGAAGACAGGCTACTTCTCTGGCGTGAATTCCGTGAATCATTAGAAACTAGTGACGATCCTCTACAAGATGTAGTGTCTTTTTATTCCTCTGCACCTCTTGTTTCTATACAGACAGACCCTTACACACAAGAAAATTGGCCTACTCCTTGGGAAATTATTAAGGAAAATAATTATTGTGCCTTTGTGAAAATTCTTGCAATTTCTTACACTCTACAGTTATGTGAGCGTTTTATAGGGACTAAATTCGAGATAAACATTGTACGAGATAATAATAGATCGTCAACAGAATATCTCCTGTTTGTGGATGATATGTGCATAGGATATGATTTACAACATGTAGTACCACGAACAAAATTACCAAGCAATATGACGCTCGAGACTAGCTATACAATGCCGTCTTTAGATTAAATACCTAACCAAAGAGGAAAAGACAAAATGATTCAAGTTACCAAACGCGACGGGCGTCGTGAGCCATTAGATATCGAAAAACTACACAAGGTTGTTTTTCATGCATGTGAAGATATTACAGGCGTTAGCCCTAGTGAGGTAGAAATTAAGAGTCAGATACAATTCTTTAATGGTATGACAACTAAAGAGATCCAAGAGACTCTTATCAAAGCAGCAGCAGATCTTATCAACGAGGATACTCCAAACTATCAGTACGTAGGTGGCAGGCTTATTAACTATGCTCTACGTAAAGAAGTATACGGAGAGTACGAACCATTCCATGTAAAGCAACTTGTTGAGCGTAATATCGAGCTAGGCTTCTACGATCCAGAACTGTTAGGGTATTACAGTGACGAGGAATGGAATACTATTAATTGTTTTATTAAACACGACAGAGATGTTAACTTAACTTATGTAGCAATGGAGCAACTAAGAGGCAAATACTTGTGTCAAAATAGAGTAAACGGACAAATATTCGAAACTCCGCAAATGTGCTACGCTCTTATCGCTGCAACATTATTCCAATCATATCCAAAGGAGGAGAGACTAAGATGGGTCAAAGAATATTATGACGCTATTAGTTTACACGATATTAGCTTACCTACGCCCGTTATGGCCGGCGTTCGTACGCCTCAGCGTCAGTTCAGTTCTTGCGTTCTTATTGAGTCTGACGATAGTCTGGCTAGCATCAACGCAACTAGTGCATCTATTGTCAACTATGTAAGCCAAAAGGCAGGCATTGGTATTGGCGGAGGAAAGATACGTGCTATTGGATCACCTGTACGTAAAGGCGATGCATATCATACAGGCATTATTCCTTTTTATAAGATGTTCCAATCAGCAGTAAAGTCATGTAGCCAAGGCGGCGTACGTGGAGGCGCAGCAACTATATACTATCCTATTTGGCACTTAGAAGCAGAAGAACTTTTAGTACTAAAGAACAATAAAGGCACAGAAGACAACCGTGTGCGTCATATGGATTATGGTGTACAGTTCAACAAACTATTTTACGAAAGACTTATCCAAGGCGGAGACATTACATTGTTTTCACCAAGTGATGTTCCTGGATTATATGATAGCTTCTTTGCTGATCAAGATTTGTTTAGACAACTGTATGAGACAGCAGAACGTAATACAAAACTACGTAAGAAAGTAGTAAAAGCAATTGAATTGTTTAGTTCATTTATGGAAGAGCGTAAGAACACAGGACGCATATATCTACAGAACGTAGACAATGCAAACGAGCATGGCAGCTTCCTTCCTGAGGTTGCGCCTATTAGACAATCAAACTTATGCGCAGAAATTGACTTACCAACAAAGCCACTAAAAGATCTTAATGATCCTGAAGGTGAGATTAGCCTATGTACACTGAGTGCTATTAATTGGGGCAACATCAAAGATCCAAGTGACTTTGAAAAAGTGTGTCGTCTAGCAGTACGTGGACTTGATGCACTACTGAGCTATCAGAACTATCCTATCTTAGCAGCGCAGTTATCTACAGAGAAGCGCCGTCCTTTAGGTGTTGGCATCATCAATTTTGCATATTGGTTAGCAAAGCGTGATATGAACTATCAAGATGTAGATGCAACAGGACTTGCTCTTATTGACGAGTATGCCGAAGCATGGAGTTACTATCTAATCAAAGCAAGTGCAGATCTAGCAGCAGAGCAAGGTGCACCAAGCGGCAACATGGAAACAAAATACGGACACGGCATTACACCTAATCAAACATACAAGAAAGATGTAGACGAACTAGTTCCGCATATGGAACGTATGGATTGGGAAGGACTACGTGAGCAACTAAAAACAACAGGCATCCGTAACTCAACACTAATGGCTCTTATGCCAAGTGAAACAAGTGCGCAGATTGCAAATGCAACTAACGGCATTGAGCCTCCACGTAGTTTAATCAGTGTGAAGCAATCAAAGCATGGTGTTCTTAAACAGGTTGTACCTGAGTACAAACGTCTAAAGAACAAGTATGATTTACTATGGGATCAACGTAGCCCAGAAGGCTATATTAAAATTATGGCTGTACTACAAAAGTATATCGATCAAGGCGTAAGTGTAAACACAAGTTACAATCCTACGTTCTATGACGATGAAAAGATTCCAATGAGCGTTATGATGCAACATTTACTTATGTTTTATAAATATGGTGGGAAGCAATTGTATTACTTCAACACATATGACGGACAAGGTGAACTAGACGTTAGCAAGCTAATGGAACAAGAACTTGCACCTAGCGAAGTTGATGATGAAGATTGCGAAAGCTGCACCATTTAAAACTTGACACGCAGTGATATGCGTGTTAATATACATATACATTTAACAAGAGGAAAAACTCTATGAGCGTTTTTGACGTCGACAATCGAGTCGATCACACACAAGTAACTGCTTTCTTTGATCCATCAGGCGGACCAACAATCCAGCGTTACGACACACTAAAATACAAAACATTTGACAACTTAACTGACAAGCAGTTAGGATTCTTTTGGCGACCAGAAGAAGTAGATATCTATGCAGATGCAAAAGACTTTAAAGCACTTACTGACCACGAGCGTCATATCTTTACAAGCAATTTGAAGCGTCAGATCTTGCTAGACTCAGTACAAGGCAGAGCACCAGTAGAAGCATTCGCTCCTATTGTGAGCTTACCAGAGATTGAGAACTGGATCCAAACATGGACATTCTCAGAGACTATTCACAGTCGCTCGTACACTCACATTATCCGTAACGTGTACACAAACCCAAGCAAAGTATTTGATGAACTAATGGACATCAAAGAGATTGTTGACTGCGCAGGTGATATTTCAAAGTATTACGATGACTTGATTGAAATGAGCATGTGGTACAACTTGTTAGGTGAAGGTACACATCAAATTACAAGTAATCGAGAAGCACGTAATGTAACTGTAAATTTATACGAGCTAAAGAAATTGCTATGGCTTACACTAATGAGCGTAAACATCTTAGAAGGTGTTCGTTTCTATGTGAGCTTTGCATGTAGTTGGGCATTTGCCGAACTAAAGAAGATGGAAGGCAACGCTAAGATTATTAAATTAATTGCCCGCGATGAAAACTTACATCTTGCATCTACACAGATGCTACTAAAGATTCTTAAAACAGATGATCCAGACTTTGCAAAGATTGCAGAAGAAACAGAACAAGAATGTATTGATATGTTCGTTGATGCTGTTGATCAAGAGAAAGCATGGGCTGACTATTTGTTTAAAGATGGTTCAATGATTGGACTAAACACGGAACTATTAAGTGATTATATTGAATGGATCTGCACACGCAGAATGAACAATGTAAACTTAAAGTCACCATACAAAGTACCACAAGCTAATCCACTACCTTGGACACAAAAATGGATCTCAGGCGCTGAAGTGCAGGTTGCTCCGCAGGAAACAGAGATAAGTAGTTACGTAATCGGAGGCACAAAACAAGATGTGTCCAACGACACTTTTAAAGGATTTAGTTTATGATAATTATTTGGGGAAAGCCACAGTGTCCGCATTGTGATCAAGCAAAAGCATTTTGCGAACGTAACAACTTAGCTTATGAGTACAAGCAACTTGATGTTGACTTTACAAGAGAAGAAATTCTAGAAGAATTTCCTGGCGCAAGAACCTTTCCGCAAATTATTATAAATGGTGAAAAAATAGGCGGCCACGACCAACTTGGCGCCTATGTTGAAAACACAGGATATAACGGAACAGGACATACATTATGATCTTAGATAAACCATACGGTGTCAGTGACACTGTAACTCTTAAGACAGCAGCAGGCGAAGAGCTTGTTGGACGTTTTGTTAGTGAGGATGCAACTACTATTACCCTTAAGAAAGTAATGGCTGTGATTGCTCACCAACAAGGTGTAGGCTTAGGACAATTTGCGTTTACTATTAATCCAGACAGTGAAGTACCATTTAATAAGCACAGCTTATTATTAGTGTGCAGAACAGACGGTGAAATGGCAAAGCAATATATTAGCAGCACAACTGGTATTCAGTTATAAATACTATATGCCAGCAGTAGCTAGAAAAGACGATCCGACGACTACCGGACATGGATGTGACACAACTACAACAGTAGTAGGACCTCACGGTTCTCCTTCTAAAGTATTTGCTAATACTATTCCAGTAGAATGCAAAGGCGACCCAACAGCACCACATACTATCCCAGCTGGTCCTGTTTGTGTTCCTCATGCAGCAGCAATTAACGTAGGATCAGGAACTGTGTTTGTTGGCAATAAGCCACTTGCAAGAGTAGGAGATTCAACAGATGGCGGAGCAATCACCGCAGGATCACCTAACGTTTTCGCAGGCGGATAATGGTTGACAACTTACAACACAGATGTTATATTAACTTATAAGGAGAATTAGAATGAGCGAACAGTCACAACACGACCAAATCGTGCAAGCGTTTAACAACTATCTTGCAGAGTCAGAAACATTCGAAGCAAAGAATGTAAAAGCCGCAGCAGCTCGTGCCCGTAAGGCACTTGGCGACCTAGGCAAACTGACAAAGACTCGCAGAGCTGAAATTCAAGACCGTAAGAATTCACTCTAATGAGCGATGAATCTGCGGACTATTTAAAAGGCATTGCAGATAGAATGTTTGCGTATGATAGCATACGTGAATATGTACTAGACTTTATTACCGATCGCGGTATACTTGATGAAGAAATTACATTAGGTTTACTTGTGATCGGTTTTTTATGGGAGGCAGAGCAGAGGCACGAAGTGCTTACTGAAGACCAAGTTAATCTGCTCCTCGGTGTCGAAGAAGACGAAGACTGGAGCCTAGACGATATGGATCCAGGCATAACATTTCAACTAGATCAAGACAGAGCAGATCTTAAACTAGATGAATTACTTGACTTGGTATACTATGAACTAATCACAACAGACCCTGAAGACGAACAATAACAATAATCTTACGAGGCAGAAATGAAACGTTTATACATTGCACTCACTATGCTATTAGTCAGTGCCACTACTTTATCAGCAGAAACAAAAGTTAACTATTTGGCAGATATATTTCCAGACGAGTATTGTCTAGCTCTTAATATATATTACGAGTCTAGAGGATCAAGTTTAGCTGACCAAATTGCTGTTGCTGATGTAGTAATCAACAGAGTAAATGATACACGCTATCCTGACACAGTATGTGCTGTGGTCAAGCAGGGTAGAGTAGACAAACAAGGAAATATGATTAGACACAAATGCCAGTTTAGTTGGTATTGTGATGGCAAGCCAGACACGCCACAAGATATGGATTCGTGGGTAAATGCCCAAACCATTGCTTGGAAGATGATGCAAAGTAAATCATATATTGGTATTACAGAAGGTGCAACACATTACCATGCACACTATGTTAATCCAAAATGGGCTAAAGAGCTTACAGTAGTAGGTACAATAGGTAATCATAAATTTTATAGATGGGACAGAAAATAATGCCAAATAACGATCACAAAGTATATGCAGATCAGAATGTCAAAGGCGAAGCAATCTGGAAAGTAAGGACAGGTGGCAGACGTGGAGATGTTGTTACAATCTGTCGTACGCCAGAAGCAGCACAAGATATTGCTGCTAAACTAAACAACGATCCGTGGTACTTAGATAGAGGCTATACAAGAGCTGATAGAATCAAAGCATGGAACTTATCTAATCAAAAAGGTTGACAACATCACATAATGATGTTATAAATAATATGTTGACGTTGAAGCAACGTAGACACATACTGGACCGCGGGGCAGTACCGCGCAGCTCCACCATAAGGATACTAAATGTACTATGTAATGAATCTTGAAACTGGGAGTATCTGGGAAGATACCTTCGATAGTTTGTTAGAAGCAAGTGAACTTGTTAGCAAACATCCAGAGTGGACCATTATGGTAAAGTATAAAGACAGATAGTATTTTTGTGTTGGGGCTGAAATAGGATCGACAGGTGTGAAAGTGAAGTGGAGTTAATCGTGCGCAAGCTACGTAACGCAAGAAAAATGATAATTGCAAATGACAATTTCAAACCTGAACTTTCTTTTGACTTCGATGGAGTCTTAGAAGCAGCCTAAGGGCAGTTCGCGGTTACGGAGGCCCCGGGCAACAGAATGCCTCCAACACACAAACACAGGACTAGAAATGTACAATAAGAAGTTCGAACTTACAATACGAGATATTGAGATAATTGAACATGCACTTAGAGCAAAAGCTGGCCGAAGAGGTTTAAGCATTGCTCAAGGCGAAACATCCGAACAACTCAAAAATGAGATGCACGAGATACAAGAACTACTAGGACGCATACACGATCAGAAGGTATGGTTTCGTCCTAAAGGATTTGTACCAGGCGGATGAACTGGATTGAGATAGATAAGTTTCTAAATGGTTTAATCCATGCTGCTAAATCAGAAGAGCAGCTATACAAAGATGCCATGAAGAAATTTAGCTGGAATCGCAAGCAAGCTGAAGATGCTATCAAACCACTACAAGGCCGTGCTAATTTAACGCACCCAGTAGATGTAAAAAAACCGCAAAAAAAAGTAAAAAAATCTTCCAAAAAGTCTTGACTCTTTAATCAACCGCACTACATAATAATAGTAACAACAACACACACGGAGAATTAAATGAATTATAAACCTTCAGATATCTTTCTACCAGTTAGCGTTTTTAAACATGCTAAGGATGCGTGGAAAAGTGTAATGACAATTGAGAACTCACCTTTACGTAAATTAGATCCAATGGCTGGGCATATGGTGTTCCAGTTACTTGCTTATATGTGGTGTGCAGTGTTTGCATTGTATATTGGTAGCATTTCCTACTTTGGTATAAGTGCTCTAGTACATACAATAATCATTGGAGGTATCTTTATTACGTCAGCAGTAATGCGTGAAGCAGATAAGCGTCCAGAGCGCCTTAATAAATTAGCAGGTACAAGAACTGTTGACGGATACAACGGACGTAGCAATGGTGGCGAGCATGATTGATATTATTATTGTTCTTGTAATAGTCGGCGCAATCTTTTACGGTTTAGTAAGAGCACTTGAGAAGGATGCTAGAGACTAATGAAAAAATATGCTATCTTAAATAGAAACACAGGTGATGTACAAGTAATGTCATTTAATAGTGAATTACACCTTAAGAAGTACATGGTAGTGCTTGGCCCTAATTATGAAGCACTAGAAGAAACTAAGAATGAGTTGCCAACACGGCACGTAAGAATGAAAAACAAAGATGAGTTCGCAGGATGGGGATCATGAACGAAACATACTATATTGTTGGAATGATGTTAGGTTTTTTAGCATTATTTCCAATTGCAGGACTAATTTATTTTAACGCACTTGTATCATACATGGAGTCAGAAGATGAGTGAACAAACAAACTATTGCACTACAAAAGGTTTAGGATTAGCTTTCTTAGTTATCGTTTTTATGATTGCTGTTGTACCAGTATTAATGTTGATGGCAATGGTAGGACTTGAAGAATACGGTCGCTACTGCAATGTTAACATCTTACCTTGCTTTGGACTTAACAAATGAGAAACAAAGAACCACTTTTACAACAGTTTCCAGTCATCCTTGCAATTTGTACAGTAATAATTCCTCTTCTTGTTGTAATAGGAATGGTATATTACGGTGTATTTGACGGAGGCGGGCATTGAAAAAACAAATTAAGCGACCAATTATTTTTAAACAATTTCCTTGGTCAGACAAATTACCAACGGTGACAGGCAGATGAAAAAACTACATTCAAGTTTAATCTATACTGTACTACATCCTAAACTTAACTACACTAAGTTGAATGAGGCAAAATTCTGTGACAGATGACGAAGTAAGAGCAGCAGCTCAAAAAGAAGCCGAAGAAACTTTTGAAGGCTTTATTAAATGGTCAAAGATTACAACATACAGTGCAATTGCATTTTTTCTAATTGTTGCCGCATGTAACTTTGGAGTTGAGGATGACACATATCCAGCCTATAATGGCGAACAATATAATCCCTCCAATTTAAACGTAAAGGACAAAAAATAAATGGCAATGAATCACAAGTCTAAACCAAACACCGACCAGGCTTTGATAGATGCTTTTCTCAAGAAAGGCGGCGAAATTAAAAAAGGTGAAACTAAACCAATGCCTAATGAACTGCACATTAGCAACAACAGTTGGAACAACAAATTAACTAAAGCAGAAAAAGAAGCAAAAAAAGGAAACAAGAACGATGAATAGATTATTATTAACAGTTGGACTTATCCTTGCACTGGCTACACCGGCACTGGCAGAGGATATGACGATCGATATGCTCAATAAGCGTGAAGATGGCGCTAAGATGGTGTACTCAGAAGATATTGCTCGCATTGATGTAGGCGATACAATTACTTGGGTACCGACACAAAAAGGACACAATGTAGAATTCATTGCAGGTCCAGATGGTTGGGACGCACCGAAGAAATCAAAACTAGGCAAAGAATATGCTTATACATTTGACACACCGGGTGTGTATTTGTATCAGTGTACGCCACACAAAAGCATGGGCATGATTGCGCTCGTAGTAGTAGGTGATGGTGATAACGATGTGTCAGGTACAAAAGTAGGTGGCAAGTCAAAGAAGAAATTAAAAGCGCTCTTAGGAGATCTGTAATATGACAGCGGCTAGTATTAAACGTATATCTAATAGCATACCAGAGTTTTGTATGTCACATTGGTTACTTCGTGTACCACTAGCAATTGTCTTTATTCAACAGGGGCTGTCAAAGATGCCTGTTGATATCGAAACAGCAGAATCGTTCGGACTGTCATACTTAGTATGGTGGTTTGTTGCATATGGGGAACTAGGTGCAGGCATAGGACTATTAATTGGAGCCGTTGTAGGCCTCAAGCGTATTAGTCCTGAGCTTGGAGATATGTTAACAAGATTTTCAGGCATTACTATTTGTTCAATCATGACAGGAGTCATTTGGATTGGGGAACCAGATAGTTTTACTGACGTTCTACTGTACGATAACCTACACGTATTATTATGGGTAGGTGGACTGTACTTTGCCTTGAGAGGCAATCGTACATAGTGTTGCATCTCTGCAACACATAAGAGAAGATTTTTTGCAGCCGCAGCATTTTAGCTCTTAATGGTTGCTGAAGATCAATATAGGTTGTATAATTACAATGTAGAAAGGACAAGTTCGACGCTTGTCCTTTCATTTACACATAACAAAACAAAAAGGAAATATATTATGCGTAACGTATTTATGACTGCATTTGCAGCATTAACCATTGCTGGCGCAGCGTCAGCAGCAGATTTAAGCGGCTCAGTCAAAATGGAAGTAACTGAAAATGCAGCAGGCGATGTAGTTAACACAACTACACTAGGCTTAGGTCTAGCAAGAACTGGTGTAGCGTTTGGTAACATTGGCTTAGAAATTAATGACAGTTCAACACTAGTAGTTGACGAGTATGCTTTAGGTGTACAAGTAGGTGGCGCAACTGTATCAGTTGGTGACCAAGGTGACTTGTTCCCAGATGGCGGACTAGAAATGGTAGGCGACGATACATTAGCAGATCCAGCAGACCACGATAGCCTAATGGTAACATGGGGCGGAGCAAGTGCAATGATCGGTGTACTAGATATGTCAGCAGACGCAACTGATATCGAAAACATTCAGTTGTCATACGGCACAGAACTAGGCGCTGGTCTAAGTGTAACAGGTGTTGTAGACATGAACGAAACAACAGACCTAAACACATATGCAGCTGAAGTAGGTGCAGACTTAGGTGTAGCATCAGCAAGCACAGTTATCACATATGCAGACAGTCATCTAGCTTATGAGCTTTCAATGAGTGCAATGGGTGTAACAGGTTTCATCAACGGTGATGAAGATGATATGGCTGAAAACATTGGCTTAGGTTACTCACGTGATGTAGCAGGCGGTTTGACATTGTATGCAGAAGGTGCATATGATCTAGAAGCAGAAGACGACAAAATTGGTGTAGGCGCTTCATTCAACTTCTAAACAATATAAATTGTTAAACTAAAAGGCGCTCTTCGGAGCGTCTTTTTTTATGGATAAATACTTATAGGAGTGAGGGCTCCTATAATGAGGGTAATAATATGATAGATCCAATTACAGCGATCTCTGCTGCCACGGCGGCATACAATGGTGTCAAGAAGCTGGTTTATGCTGGCAGAGAACTTGAAGACGTAGTAGGGCAACTAGGCAAGTGGTACGGCGCAGCAGCAGATATAAATCGTGCTGAAACACAGCGCAAGAATCCGCCTATCTTTACAAAACTATTTAACGGCGGCTCTGTAGAGGAAGAAGCTCTAAGTATTATTGTACACAAAAAGAAACTAGCTGAACAAGAAAAAGAACTACAAGAAATGCTTAATGTGCGTTTTGGGTATGGTACTTGGAAAGAAATGATCGAGCTTCGTAGACAGATACGTAAAGAGCGTGAAGAAACTATGTACAAGCAACAAGAGCGCAAAGCAGCATTCTTTGAAGGACTTATGCTTACTGGTTTATTAATCATGCTTGCTGCTATAGTAGGCGTTAGTATATGGTTAACCGGTCTCGGCGCAGGTTGGTGGGGCTAACACTAAATATCTATATGACAAAGATATTTAAGCACGATAGACATATGTCTGCATCACTACGCAGGCATAAAGAATCTTCTCGTAAAGTAAAACAAATGCGCAGATCCAAAGAACTTGACGCATTGAGGAAAGGTTATGATGACTCTCATAGAAAGAATTGAGTATCTAGCTGATGTTTACCCTACACTAGATACATTAGAAGCAAAAAATGAAAATGTAAAAGAGCGTATACATTTATTACGCAGAACAGAAGATTTTGAAAAACGTGCAAAAGAAATATTTAATTTTCCACGTGTGGTTACATCTCCAACTAACGACGATATACGTTCTGCACATGAAGAACTACAAATGAAAATGCGTAGTAGTGAAATGAATGATCTTAAAGCAAAGTTGACAGGTAAACGATAAGAAACGCAGTAGCATAATGGGCTATCTGATCTAGAGTTTGCCATTTCCAGAACGTTCTACTTTCTCTATCTATTTTAAAATAGGCAAAGATATTTGTTTTGCTCCAATCAATATGCCAATGTATTACATAGTCTAGTATTGAAAATATCAATGCCCACATAGGCGACACAAAGAATATACACACAATAAAATTACATACAGCATGATCTCGATAGTGCCTGTGTCCGCGACCTAACCACGATAGTTTATCGTGTGGCGGTTTTAATAATGTTTGTAAAAATAAGTCGGCGGTTGCGTGTTTAACAAGTAAACAAAAGAAGAAAAACAGTTCCATCATATATTTAGTAGTTTAATAAATACATAGATAATAATGGAGGGCACCCATGAACAATATTGAAATAAATCAAACAATTGACGACTATTCGTCTGATGAATTTGGTGAGTTTGGTGAAGGTGGCGACGAAGATCGAGTTGCTGTAGATTTCAGTGAAGAAGGTTTCGTTAAAAATATCACTATTGAAACTGACGAAGTTGCCGGGATGGGTGATGTGCAAGCAGGTATAGAATTTATATATCATATGCGCGAGCATCTAGTTGACGTAAGTGTTGCAACAATATACTTGTTAGTAGTATATGCAGCATACATGTGGATTAAAAAGAAATTATCATAAGGGCAAATAAAAATGTACGAATATAAATGTAAAATTTTAAGAGTAGTAGACGGCGACACAGTTGATGTAGATATCGACTTAGGGTTTGGAATGTGGATGCACAAAGAACGTGTGCGTATGATGGGTATAGATACTCCTGAGTCTCGCACAAGAGATAAAGTAGAGAAACTATTTGGACTAGCAGCAAAAGCACATCTTAAATCGCTATTACCTGTAGGGTCAATGCAAGTACTGAAGACAGAGATTGATCGTAGTGGCGAAGATAAAAAAGGCAAGTTTGGACGTATACTAGGTGACTTCCTGCTAGAAGACAGACGAGCTACAGAGCAAATGATTGTTGACGGACATGCTGTTAATTATCATGGTGGTAGTAAAACAGAGATAGAAGCATTGCATTTACTCAACAGAACATTACTGTTAGAAAAAGGGTCTGTTGATAGAGCAGAGTATCAAAAACTGGTTGACAAAGCAAAGTAATATTGTATACTAGTGGAGCAACAACGGAGTTTTACTATGTCAATGCACCTTGTAGGTCCACACATGACTACAACCAAATACAATCGCAAATCAAAGTCTTCTAAGAGCAAGAAACTTGCTAAGGCACAAGCTGAGCACGAAGCTTATCTTAAGAAGCTAGGAGTCAAAGGCTCTGCAAAAGAAGTACGCTCAGAGATACCTGACTACAACACAGGTCCTAGAGTAACTAGCGATAAGGTTGGTAATGGACATGCTAAAGAACGCAACGTTTATTCAGGTGAGCGTCAATTAATTGGTATTGCAACTATGCATAAGTCAAATATGGTGCCAATCTTTGCTGATAAGAAAGATGATGCAAAGGATATTGCGTCAATGCGACGATAAATAATATATGGCATTAGGAATATTAGTACTCATTACTGCTCTAACTATTAGTGCAGTAGCAATTTATTATAGCGTAGCAGGATTGGTTGCAATCTTTGCAGCGGCAGCTGTTCCCATTATTATTATGGGTGGAGCACTAGAAGTTGGAAAACTCGTAACAGCAGTTTGGCTTCATAAGTATTGGAAACAAGCTACATGGTGGCTTAAGACCTATCTAACAGCAGCAGTTCTTGTTCTTATGTTTATTACAAGCATGGGTATCTTTGGCTTCCTAAGTAAAGCACACATTGAACAAACAAGTGCAGCACAAGAAGGTGTTGCTAACATAGAACGTATTGACTCAGAATTAGTTCGTCAAGAACAAATTATTACACGAGCCGAAGAACGTATTGTCGAAGCTGAAGCAAGTGTAGGGCAAGGCAACGATGCACTACAAGCACAAATTGACAAAGAGCAAGGACGTATTGACACAGCATATGATCGTATCCAGCCAGGTATTAATGAGCAGAATACTATTGTTGCAGCGCAACTAAACAGCCTTGAAGATAGAGTTAAAGTATACGAAAATGAGCTAAAAAGCCTAGACAGCGATTTAGAACGATTGCAGGGTGTTGTAACAGACTATAGAGACGAACTATCAAAAACCAATGTTGCTAGTATCGAAGAACAAGTAGACCCGTATAACAAACAAATAGAACAATTAGATGCAGACCTAGCACGTATCAATACACAGGCAAACGAATACGAAGCACGTATATCGGAATTGAATATTGACATAAGTGCAGTTACAGCATTAGAACAACAGATCAGAACTATAGAAGATAATATAGTCCTAACAACTAATAAACTACAAAGCCGCGAACGTGACAAGATTAAAGAAGGTCAAGCAGTTATCGGTGTAAGTAGTGACGGCTTGTTTGGCGGCAACACACAACGAGCACTTACAGCATGGGTTACAGCACAGCAAGAGCGCATTGCTACACTACAGGGTCAAGCAGTACAGCTACGTACACAAGCGCAGTCAGCACTTGACAACGAAAGAACACGCCTAACAAATCTAGTAACAGATTTGCGTGGCTCACAGACAGAGACAACACAACAAAGAAAGCAATCGTTACTTGATGCGATCGATAGTATTAGAGCTGGTGCTATTGATGAAAACAAAACAGCAAGGGCAGACATACAATTAAAGATTGATACAATCTTAAACACAGATATTCCTTCTAACAGGGAGGCTAGAACTACAGCACAAGAAGCTATTACGGCTCTTCGTCAAGCAGATGATCCTAGAATCAATGCTGCAAGACAAGCGATCAAAGATTTACGTGCAAGTGCTGATGCACAGATCGCTGCTAGTAACACATTAATACAACGACTAAGAGATAATCTAACAGTAGGCAAGGATGCTGACGTAGAAGAATTAGTCGCTGCACAACAGGATAAGATTGTTACAGCAAACAACACAATAGATACATTAACAGAGGAAAAGTATGCTCTACAAGCTGAGTATAGAAAGCTTGAAGCAGAAGTAGGCCCAGTTAAATATCTAGCAGAATTTATCTATGGCGAAACAGCCACTGAAAACATATTAGAAGAAGCAGTACGTTGGGTAATACTTGTTATTATATTTGTATTTGATCCACTTGCAGTTTTACTTCTTATAGCTAGCCAGTACACTTTCGAAATGCTTAAAAAGCGCAAGGAAGAAGAAGCAGGAGAAAGCCTTCGGCTCGAGAGAAATAGTTATCAAAGAGCAAGAGCACAAGCAATAGTAAACAATCCAGGTTTTAGTTTAGATCCCGTTAAGGACGAACAGCCTGCAGAGGAAAATAATGACACCAGAACAGAAATTAAAGAAGATGTTGGGAACAATGACATTGGAACCAACGATCAGGATGGAAGCACTCCCACCGGAGTGGCTGTGGCCAGAGAAGAAGTAATCACTCCACCTGAAGTATCAGAAGGAGATGATAATGGAACACCTGATCAAACTACAAATAGCAATATACAAGATGACGATGTGGAACATAATGAACGAGATGGAAAAGCCGATGATGAAGCAAGTGTTCTACAACGGAGCAAAGTGGAGGGAACAGAAGAACAAGTTCCTAACAGTAAAACAGAGCAATTGGCCATTGGACTAGAAAAACCTTACACTAGAGAAGACCAAGAGAAGCGTTCAGCAGACTTAGCTGAAAAAGAACAAGACACTGATCATATGTCTAATCGTGCTGCTTGGAAAAAAGACAATCCAAACGAAACACTTAAGATATACCGTAGAGCATATATAGAAGGTAAGATTAAAAAATTACCGTGGGAAGGGTATAAACAAAATGACGAACAAAGCGACAACAGTCTTTTTAGTAAATTAAGAAAAGATGAAGATTAATGTAATCACTGCACCTGACTATGTATATACAGAAGGTGTTAACATGTTATTGGTGCATCCAAGCGATGAACTGCTTAAAACGTTACAGGACAATGTACTATCCCAATCAGATGTAGATGTAAATATTTACATACAAACTAATTCAGACAACATTGAATGGCTGCTCAATACTTACAAGATGGCAGACGTTTGCATTATAGATGTAGATAATGTAGTCCCCGTAATAAGAGATGCTATTGGATACTTTCTTGCCAATGCCAAAACATATTGGTTGACAAATGGTGAGAATATCGTGTATAATAGCATTAACAATAATAGAATTATGAATATAGAAGACATAACAAACATAGGAGGTTTATTTGTCAAAACAACATAATACAGGTAAGAAAACAAACCCTCGGTACGACAACAGAGATGTTGGTCTACCTGGATCAAAAGTCGAAGTACGCAACAATGACATTACTAAAGCTATGCGTAAATTCAAAAGAAGAATTCAAGAAGACGGTATTCTGCAAGAATACAGAGAACGTCAATACTTTGAAAAGCCAAGTCTTGTTCGTAAGAAAGCAAAAGCAGCAGCACGATCACGCTGGTTAAAGAAACTATCAAAACTTAACGATAACTAATAGGTGATACATGCGTCTTGAAGAAGACATGAAGTACGACTATAAAGACGTTCTCATACGTCCTAAGCGCAGCACTTTGGGTAGCCGCAAAGAAGTAGATCTTAATAGAGGATTTACGTTCCGTAATTACACACCGCCAATGGTAGCAGAACCAACTGCTGAACCAGGTTACCCTGCTATGCCTAGACACTATCGCGGTATTCCTATTATGGCTGCTAACATGGACGGTGTTGGTACATTTGAAATGGCTGACACTCTTGCTAAACAAGGTATGTTTACATGTCTTGTAAAAACCTATAGTGTAGAGCAACTAGTAGAATACTTTGGTCCCGAATACCGTAAACAAAATGTGGCAATGAGTATTGGCATTACAGACGCAGATGCACAAAAGTTTCATCAAGTATATGCACAAGCCGGAGAACATATGAAGTTTGTGTGTATTGATGTAGCAAATGGTTACTCAGAACGATTTGCTAGTTTCGTAAAGAAATTCAGGAATGATTATCCAAATGTAGTAATTATAGCAGGTAACGTAGTTACTGGAGAAATGACGGAGGAATTAATTCTTGCAGGGGCAGACATTGTTAAAGTTGGTATTGGTCCTGGTTCTGTGTGTACTACTAGGATACAAACTGGTGTTGGATATCCGCAACTATCGGCGGTTATCGAGTGTGCTGACGCTGCTCATGGTCTTGGCGGCCATATTATTGCTGACGGCGGTTGTACTTGCCCTGGTGATGTAGCTAAAGCATTTGCTGCTGGCGCTGACTTTGTAATGCTTGGAGGCATGCTTGCCGGACACGATGAAGGCGGCGGCGAAGTAATTACTAAAACATATGAATCGAATGAACTCCTTGATGAAGGAGATGGATATTATGCTCCAGTTTACGATAAAAAACAGTTTGTGCAGTTCTACGGTATGAGTAGTGATGCAGCAAACACAAAGCATTTCGGAGGATTGAAAGATTATCGTTCTTCTGAAGGTAGAGAGGTCTTAGTTCCTTACAGAGGCTCTGTGGGTATAACCGTGCAAGATTTACTCGGAGGACTAAGATCTACCTGCACATATGCCGGAGCACAAAGGCTCAAGCATTTAAGTCGTTGTACAACATTTGTCCGTTGTACTCAACAATTCAACGCTGTTTATGCGTGAGTTGATAAATAACTTTGGACGCCATAATGGGTCCATACATAATTCTTGCTTGATAAAGGAGAAATAACATGACAAGACTTACAACCCTAGACCTACCATCATTTCACAGAGCAACTATTGGCTTTGATCGACTATTTAATGATATGGAAAGAAGATTCCAAAATAGTCCAAATGCAACAGGTTACCCACCATACAACATAGCACAGATTAACGATGATGAATACATGATTAGTATTGCAGTCGCTGGCTTTGGCATGGATAATCTAGACATTACGAAAGATGGTAATATACTACGTATCGAAGGCACTGCTCCAAAAGGAGATGAACATGTCAATTATCTACACAAAGGTATTGGCGGACGCAACTTCCGCAGAGAATTTACGCTTGCAGATCACGTAGAAGTTGAAGGTGCAATGCTAGAACTTGGGATGCTAAATGTACATCTAGTACGTGAAATACCCGAAGAACTACAACCAAAGAAGATCAACATTAGAACTGCTGGTCAATCTCGCAAAATAAAAAAGTAATTAAACTTAAATACTGGGAGAGAAATCTCCCAGTAACACATAGGAGCAAACATGGAATCTAATGCAGACGTAGTAATCGATGAAAAGATCGAACAAAAAATAACATTTCCAAACACATACCATGTCATTTTGCTTAATGACGACACAACTCCTATTGAATGGGTAGTTGAGATATTAGCTAGTGTCTTTAAACATTCAAATATCTCTGCTGAAAGCCTAACACTTGAAATTCATAATGAAGGCTCAGCAGTAGTTGGTACATATCAATATGAGATTGCAGAACAGAAAGCAATCGAAACAACTAATCTAAGTAGAGACAAAGGATTTCCTTTACAAGTAAAGGTAGAAGAAAATAAATGACAATAGAAGAGTTATTTGAGCAGGAACAATTAAAAGTACAGAATCATCCATTTACACAAGAGTTGTTAAACTGTGAATCACAAATAACAGCAAAGAGGTATGCTACTTATCTTTTTAATCTTCACCCGCAACTTAATGTGTTAGAACAATTAAGTATCATAAATGATGTAAATGAAATAAGAGTAGCACCTAGTATTTGGTATGATTATAAAGAGCTATGGGCAACAACCGATACGCCAACAGAGTCTCCGGTTAAACTTCCGATAGTCGACGAATATGTTTCAAGCCTTATGAAACTTAGAAATGACAGAAGGTCATTGAGATCACACATATATGTACGTCATATGTTAGATTTAAACCTAGCAGAGATGTATTGTGTACCAGGTGAGAAAAGACTTTTCACATACCCTGATGATACTATCGAAGCAATAAAATCTAGATATGAAAATCATGAGGTTTCTCTTTACAACATCGAAATGCAAAAAGCATTTGATATAATTATAAAACAGCTTGATCAAATGGCAGAACTATAATGACTATTGGTGGAATAATTCTCTGTGCAACATTTTGGATCTATTGTGCAGGTATGGTTGTGTATGCAGTATATGCAACACGTAAAGCAAACGATCCATTTGGAAATTCAGGAACAAGACTATGAGTATGATATGGGAGAAATTAATTGAGTGTCAACACAAAATTATTGAGAAGTTCGAGTACCACCTCAAAGAGTATAACGAAGACGGCCTCGGCGACTACAACCAACCTGAGAATGGTTGGGTTAACAGGACTTGGAATAGCGACTCTATTCGTCGTGCTCACATTGATGTTGTAGATGCACGTGAGCAACGTGGCTTGTGGATGATGCATGTTTGTGTGTTTCCACAGCTACACAACGATGCGCCAATATATGGCTTTGATGTTATAGCAGGCGCAACTAAGATGACAGGCGCTTTCCATGATTATAGCCGCAGTGTTAATCCTGATCATCCTATGATGCAAGGCTATGCTGAAAGCGTACAGGATTTTATTCCAGAGAAGAAACGTGAACTGCCTGAATGGGCTCGCAATATCTTCTCAACTAACATGTTAGCAGCAGGTAATGTAAAGACTGAAGAAGAAGCAGCAGAGATTATTCGACTTGCACTTGACAACTTAGATGCATACCTATGGGAAGTAAAAGACTTTAATCACACAGCAGACGAAGCAGCATGTGCAGTAGCACAAAACTATTATTGCGAAAATCAGCAACAGAATCCACATACGCCTAGAACAATGAAAAGCCTAGGACTGCCAGAAGCTGAAGTGGACAAGTTCTGCAAGGACATGTTGTTCCCTAAAATTGCATAAATAATTTACTAGGAGAATTACATGCGCTGGACTGATTTTAAAAATATAATTACTGAATCTGAAGATGATGATGATGATTTTGCTTTGCCTAGTAAAACTATGGTTGCTGGAGAAATTTCTAAAACAGACAAAAGATCTGGAAATTTAAAATATCTACTTGCTATCGGCAAAGGCATAGACGAAGGTAAAACTTTTGCATTTGCTACTCAAGGAAAACCTGCATCAGAAGAAACAAAAGCAAATGCATCATTTGGCATTATAGACAAAGTATCAATGATAATGCCCGGCGACAAAAGATTAGAAATTAAGCCACGAAAAAGCTCAAAGTTTAGTGTCGGCGATGTGTTTGCATACTATTGTCAAACAGAAATGGAAAAACATGGAGCAAAGCACGTTGTAGATAAAATAAGATTTTCAGTTGGTGGCGAAGAATTTAAATTTAATCAAATGTACAAAACAGATGCAGCTTCTGGAGAAATGAAAATCAACAAAGGCGATGCAGCAGAAGCTATACTTGGAGCAGCAATCACTGCAAAGTTTGAAGCTGGCGGCAAAACTATCGGTGTGGCAAATGTAGTAGAATTACTCAAAGAAGTAATAGCAGCTGGTTCAATCAGACGTACTGCTGATTATGATAAAGGCGAAGGCGACAATATAGAATTTAAATTAAGTCTCAATGCATCATCTTTATCTGGCATAAAGATGTGGATGCGTGAGCCTGATCCATTAGGAGATCCTAAAAGTTTTCAAATTGTTGAAAAAGGTGTTAAACCTGTTACTATCAAAGATTTGCAAAGACAAATAGCACATGCTGTTGAGTATGCAAATACTAATAAAAGAGCAACAATGGCAGTCGAAAGAGCCAAAGCCGATTTAGGAAAAAATGAAGTTCAGGTTATATCAGACGGTGGTGATGCTACTCAACAAAGTTCAACTAAAGTAGATTTAAAAATTACATATGACGGAGAAGCTACACGACTACTAAGTTTAAAAGCAGGTAGCGTAAAACAATTCGGACAAGGTTCCGGCGGCGGATGGACACAGGTATCTGACTTTTTTGAAAGTGTTCTTAAATTTAAATTACCTGATACATTTAAAGAAAAATTTGGATTTAAAGATCCAGCAGGTCCGAGAGATACTACTTATCTTGACTATAACTATAGTAAAGGCCCATTCCAAAAATTATATGCAGAAATGGCTGCACAAGCTCAGCGTTATACAGCTGGTGATAATACTCAATTAGAATATAGCCTAGTAAAAAATGTATATGATGCTATCAATTTTCATGCTACACGAGGCGAAGCAGGCGTAACAATGGTTATACTTTCACCTACTTCAAAAATTGCATATAAAGAATTAGCATTTGACGAACGACTACTTGCAGCATTAGAACTATATGATTTAAGGGTAGTAAACGAGTTAGGAAAATCTAATCATTATTTACATGTAGTAGGTCATTTGAAAACTGATGAAGCTGCTCGTGAATTAGGCGATGACATGAAGAAAATAGGAACTAAAGCAGTTCTTGTATCTTGTAGATCATCAAGCAACGGTGGCGCAATAAGAAATGCTGTTGAAATGGGCGATCTTCTAAAAGAACTTGCTAATATAGAAAAATTAGATAAAGATAACGCACAGGATGCTTTACAACAAGCACCGGCGCCTAAACCAACTAACGATCCAAACGCTACAATTTAATTAGAACAAACAACAATAAGTGCAATAAGACTACCTATTACTGCTCCAATACCTACGCCCATGATGGTATCGCAACTTTTATTTAATCTTTTCATTTTTTACCCCGATGAAGAGCCCTCACGCTCTGCTAATGTATTTAGTAAGCACTAAACTTAATTAAATAGCTACTTAATGGTTGACCTCTATCGTAAGATATGTTATTATTAGCTATGAAATATGCAATCAGAATACAATTAGCAGCGGACGACTGGATCTTTATAACAGAAGAACAAGGTACTATGTTTGAACTGCAACCTGTGCTCTATAATACAGAACAAGAAGCATGGGAAGCAGCAGAGATTTGGTTGAAAGAAGGCAAAAGAAAAAACTTCGTGCAGGTAGTAGAATATGACACCGATAGAGAAGTTTGAATACCGACAAAAATGGCTTCGCAACCACGGAGGCCATTCTTGCACACTGCACAGTGATTTAGAAAACCAAGCGTTAGAATGGTGCAGAAAAAATATAAAACCAGAGACTTTTCATAGGTACACCGATTGGCCTTATCAAGTCACATGGCTATTTGAGCATGAAGACGATCTAAAAGCATTTATGCTCGTATGCGAACCACGTTTTTATAATCAGGAAAAAATCTAATGGAATATACAACAGAAGAAAATCAAGAACTAGTAGAAACTATCAAGCGTCCTATTAGACATTATAAAGTAACTATTAATGGTTACGGCGGCGAAGCAGCATATTGTAATTTAACCAAAGAGCAATACGAGTTTTGGAGCAAGCATATCGAAGAGCATGGCGATAGTGATGCTATTTCATATATGGTAGGCTGTGAAGATAACGAATTTGATTTTGAAAATATCGAAGAGCTTCCAGAAGGTATAGACTTTCAAGCAGACGAAGAAGGTTATCGCTACCCTTGGTATGAAAGTCCTGCTGAGTATGAACATCAGTATGGTGTATCTTGGGAAGCTTCAAAGATAACTGTTGACGAAGTTGATAGTGAAGAATACAATGCTGACGTTATTACAGAAGTGTTAAACTATGAAGCTTTAGACGAGTATGTAGAAGGTCTGCATGAGGAATGGGATTACGAAAGAGAAATTGTAAGCATGGGTGTTTCTGAAGGTGAAGAAGGCGACTATGTAATGCAATTTTACAGTTCTGAGAAGGGATGCTTCTGGGAAGGTATAATTACTACTACTGGTGCATTTGATCCTAAGAAATTAATGTTCCGTACTACAGAGTATCCTAACGGAGAAGATATTTTAACTGAAGTTGAATATGATAATGAAGTTGTAGACAACGACGGCGGGGACACAAACGGTAAAGGTTATAGTGTCCATGTTTGGAGTAATAAATGAATTTAAAAGAATCAGCGCCTGAATGGTTCATGGAACTACAGGATATGATTACGGCTGGTGTCGAGTCTTACGAATCTACTAAGATGGTAGAAAAAGAAAACAAACGTGAGGGTTGGCATCAGCGTCACAGAACAATATACGGCGATACATTTGAAAAGGCAGTTATTGCGTATTCATGTGTCAGTGGTGAATTTAAAGAAGAATTTGCAAAAGAAATACCAGGAACAGAAAATAATAAAGAGTATTGGGCAAGCGGCATTAGCGTTATCTTTCACCCAATGAATCCTCACGTTCCTGCTATGCATATGAACACACGGTATATTATTACAGGCAAGGAATGGTTTGGCGGTGGCTTTGACTTTACTCCTTGCTTACCTGATGCGGAGTATGAGACATGGTATCACAACAAAGTAAAAGAACTATGTGATGCACATGACGAATCATACTACGAAGATTTTAGAAAGAAGTGCGACGAGTATTTCTTCTTGCCTCATCGTAATGAAACAAGAGGCATTGGAGGAATCTTTTACGAATACTTCTCTCCACAAGAAATGAGTTTTGATTTCCATAAAGCAGTAGGCAAGAGCTTTTTTAATACAGCAATGGAAACATTTGAAAAATTTCATACAAAAGAATATACTGATGCTGACAAAGCAGCACAGCAAATAAAGCGTGGCCGATATGTTGAGTTTAATCTACTTAATGATAGAGGCACTAGATTTGGTCTTAAGACCGGCGGCGACACGGAGGCTATTCTAGCAAGTTTACCTCCTACCGCAGATTGGAGATAAATGTTTAGATTTTATACAGAAAAGAAATGGTGGCTATGGAGCTGGATTGGCTCTGCTATCATTCTTTCATCACTTTGGGTACAAGTACAGATTGATGTAAAGATTAACGAATGGTTCGGTCAGTTCTATGACATGATCCAGAAAGCATTGGCAACACCAAATGCTATTACAATAGGAGAGTATTGGGCAAGCCTCGGTAGCTTCTTAAGCCTAGCAGTAGTATATGTACTCATTGCTGTGGCTATCAGTTTCTTTACAGCACACTTCCTATTCCGCTGGCGTGCAGCAATGGTAGAATGGTATCACAGTGTATACGACAGAGCACGTACTATTGAAGGTGCAGCACAGCGTGTACAAGAAGATACAATTAAGTTTAGCCGCATTATGGAAGGCTTGGGCACAAGTTTTATTGAATCAATTATGGTGCTTATACAGTTTGTTCCTATCCTACTAGGACTAAGCATTGGTATTCCAATCTTCTTCTTTGGCGACTGGCAGTATGGATTAGTAACAGGTGCGCTTGTTTGGTCAATTGGTGGTACAATATTTCTTATTGGACTAGGTTGGTTATTACGTCTTGTAGGTGTTGAGTATGATCTACAAAAGAAAGAAGCAGCGTATCGTAAGATCCTTGTAATTGCAGAAGATGATGAAACTGTAAGACCAAAGACACTAGAAGAACTGTTCGAAGACGTTCGCGGTATTCATTTTAAGTCGTATGTACGTTACTTGTATTTTAATATTGGACGTATTGCATATCTACAAGCTAACGTGCTAAGTGCGTATGTATTCCTTGCTCCAGCTATTGTAGCAGGCGCAGTAACACTAGGTGTAATGCAGCAGATTATTAGAGCGTTTGGCAGAGTAGAAGGCTCAATGCAGTATCTACTTAAAGCATGGCCAACTATTATTGAACTTGCAAGTGTGTACAAGCGTTTGCGTGAGTTTGAAAGACAGATTAAAGATGGCAGCTAATCTTAACAGAATAGCAGCAGCAATTGCAATGGATCGCTGGGAAGAGATCGGGGAAAATACTAACATATGGAACCCCGACGAAGCAGCACAAGACTTTGAATGCGATCCATTGTATCTTATAATCATGCTACAGCGTAATAAAATGGATGCTGATATACCCAGCATCCTACGCAGTATCTTAAAAAGCCCAAGAGACATTGACGGATACCTTCCAGAGATTATTCCTGATGATATGATGCAAGCAAAGACTATTCGTAATTATTACAGAAATATTTTACTTGTTAAAACATTAAAAGACGAAGTTATCACTAACCAACATAAAATGCTTAATACAATTGTTAACAACGATAAGGCAATTAATAGAGAACTTATTCCGTTGTTAGTGCGTATGCCTTCGATGTACATTGAGGATGTAGAAACATCTGAGATATTTAAACAAGGCACATTACCAAAGAAAATTAAGAAGCGAAAAAATATTGCAGATGAAATGAGTTTTTTAGGCACAGTAGATACACTAGTTAGTGGAAAAGAACTACGAGAGTATTTCTTCTCAACAACAAAAGATCGCAATCTTTTTTGTGCAGTTGTACCAAGAGACTCAGTAGAAGAAGTTGCATGGAAATATATTTCACAGCAGCCTTGGGTAGTATTCACAGGTACATGCCATAAAGCTACAAAGCCCAATCATGAATTTATCTACTATAATTTTACTTCCAATATAGAAATAACTAAATAGACATATGATACAGTATAAAGCAGAAGACATTTTTCAAGACATCGAAGGAGATCCTGATAATGTTAGAATGACCATTCCACCAGAAGTACTAGAGCAGATGGGTTGGAAAGAAGGCGACACTCTTCTTATAAGTACAAACGATGATGGATCAATCACTATAACATTAAAGGAATCAGATGGGTAAAGAAGATATTTTAGAATTTCAAGGAACTATAAACGAAGTACTACCAAATCAAACATACAAGGTAGTATTAGAAAATGAACATAGTATTACATGTTACACAGCAGGAAAGCTAAAGCAACATAGAATAAGATTAGTTCTTGGAGATAAAGTAAAAGTCGAGATGACGCCCTACGATTTGGAAAAAGGTCGAATTACTTACAGATTATAGTTGACACGTAGACAACTGATGTTATACTTTATGTAGTACACACTACATGAGAGCAATTACTATGATTTATATTCAAGGCGGCACAAAGCGACAGCGTGAACTTGCGGAAGATATGACAATCTTTATGTTCCGTAAGTTTAATATGTATCCTGATGTAGAGATATCATTTAAAAGACTTACAAACGAAACTACGCTGGGCGCAGTAGTTGAAGACGAAGGCGAATACTTTATTGAATTAAAGCGCAGTCTCAGTCAGCGTAATATGCTAGTAACACTAGCACACGAACTTACACATGTAAAACAATACGAGTACGGCGAGCTTACACAGACAAGTGATGTAGGTGTCGACTATTGGGAACGTCCTAGTGAAATAGAAGCACATGCAATTGAAGATGCTCTGTTTGACGAGTGGGCTAGAATTAATGAAGTAGATAATAAAAAGTGGGCACAATATGGATCAGCAAGTACAACAGTTTGAAGAATGGCATACTCTAATTGCAGAGTGGCACAAGTATCACAAATCAACATCTCCCGGCACAACAACTAGATTAAAGAAACGATTCGATCAGTACTCATTTGACTATTTTAAGTTGATGTCAGAGTATAGAAAAACAGGTAAAACAAGTTTACTTCGCAAAGCTGACGCTATATATGAATCCGCAGAGAAAGAAATAAAAACTTTTAAACGATACGAACTGATGGGTACACTGTCAAAATAAAGGTTGACTTTATAATTATCGATGTTATGCTTAATACATGTTCGAGGGTGACACACCCTTTAGCATACTAAAATGCAAAAATGGAGAGACCAAATAATGCAACTAATGATCAATACATCACAGCAGCCTTATGCTGATCTAAAAAACGAACGCTTTTCAACTAACGCAGACTATGTAATTACAGCTCAGAAACGCTGGGAAGAAACATACGATGCACTTCCACAATACCAAAAAGATCGTGTAGACTATATGCTTGAACAAGCAAAGTCTGAATTCCGTCGTCGTAATCCTAACTTTACTTCTTGGGATACACTTCCCCTTGCAGAAGCAAAGTCTTTGACTATGAATCAAATTAACATCGATGCAACTATGCAACGACAGTTAGATATTTTTTGGGTACTAACACTGCTAACACAATTTACAGCAACCAAAGTAGTACCTATTCAAGTATACAAGTACAAAGAAGGCCAGTACTTAGCATGGGACGGTCAGCACACTCTTATGTTGTTGTGGCTTATTGCAACACAACTGTTTGAACAAGATCCAAACGCTGTTGAAGTTCCTGTAAACGTATATCAAAGCGAACTCAAGTCAGAGATGCGTACAAACTTTGTAAGCCTTAACAGTAAAGAAGGCAAGAAGCAACTAGATCCAATTGATATTTGGGAACAGCAAGTGTTTGGTGTACGGGTCGACGGCAGCAAAAATCCTAGTTGGTTAGAAGTAGAGAAAAAGCAACGTGCTATTGAAGCACTAGGATTTTTTGTAACTTCTAAGAAGTTTGGCGACGAAGACGAAGCAGGTGCAATTACTCGTCTACCAGAAATTAATAAACTTGATGTAGAGTGCGTAACCAATTTGATGAAATATCTTGCAATGGTTGGTGCAAATCAGCGTCCTGTTGTTGAAAAAGAAATGGTTATGATGGCTAATTTCTTTGAACGTTGCAAGTTTGCAAATTTTAAAGTAGACGATACATATATTGCTCAGATTGCAAATGCTATACTTACAGCATTTAATGCAGACTTCTCTCCAAACGGAAAGTTTTGGACACGAGCAAGTAATGCATATCATAACTGGTATGCAAAACATGGCTGGGGAGATCGAGGACGCTTCCGTACAGAAATTGTACACGGTAGTCCTTTCCTTACACAGCAACTATTTAAAACTTTAAAAGGAACAGGAGTTCTTATTCCTCGCACAAGTAGTAACAGCGAGTTCCGTCCGTTTGAAGAGGACTTGTTTTAATGAAAGAGATGATTTGGGATCAGCCTAAGACCCAGGCTATGATCAAACGTGACATGGGCAAGGTGTGTAAGATTGACGGATGTGGCAAGCCAGTGTCACATATGCAAGGACCTGGACAAAGTTCTTTGTGTAGAGATCATCAGTTGATGCAACGTGAGTATGGTGGCATGGGACGGCTAGATCGTCCGCACACTTTTCACCGTACTTGGGAGTGTTCAGAGTGCGGCTACAATGCGCTCGAAGACGCTCGCTTGCAAGACATTACAGATGAGATGACTAAGCGTCGAGTTGCTCGGACACTAATGCATGGAGACCATAACGGTACTCGTAAAGCAGACGGTGGTGACGACAGTGCGTCGAATGTAATCAGTCTTTGCTTTGTATGTCATGCAAAGAAAACTATTCTGAACGAAGACTACCTAAATTAGGTTGACAACAAGTGTGTCTGAGTATATTATAATAGTATACTTAGGCACACACAGAGGCACACTATGATTGTAAACGAAGATAAAATGTACTGCTATCTTTGGGAAGAAGTTGAACATCCTGGAGAATGTAAGTTTGGAGAGCGTTGGGTATTTGCAGGACAAGATCCTGAGAAAGAATGCCGCAAACGTATTCGAGAGTCGCTAGGTGTGCGTAAAGATATTTTTGATCAAGGTGCAGTACGTGTAGTACATCTTTGGGACGTAACTGAAGCATCCAAAACAGCAGGACGTTACTATCAGCGTTCGCGTATGGATGACTATTTGCGTGAGTTTATCGGCTACCGTAAAGGCAGTACAGGTGAAATTCACAAGCTACACGGCGACGATATGAAGTTGCGTGTAAACAAGTTGCTGGCTAAACTAGGACAGCCGCTGATTACAGCAGGTCTAAGCACCAAGCAATACGAAGTAGCAGAAGAAGTAATTAACTTGTTTAATACTAGCAGTCACACAGTGTTGGCAGAGCTTTGTGCTCGTTTTGGCAAAACTATTTGGAGTGGTGCTGTTGCAGTAGAAATGGGTGTAGACATTGTAATTGTAGCAAGCTACGTTAAAACAGTGTTTACAAGTTTTGCAACAGACCTTACTAGCTTTCAGCAGTTTGCAAATTATGCACACGTTGACACTAGTGATGCGGATTATCAAGAGCAAATTGAATCTGCACTTGCAGACGGCAAAAAAGTATTTGCATATCTAAGTCTTGCAAACGGTAGCAAACGACAAGAACGTATTGATTATTTGTTTGATAATCAAGTTAAAAAACTTCTTGTAGTAGATGAAGCAGATTTTGGAGCTCACCAAATTAAGCAAGCACAACCTTTGATTGACAAACTTGATGATTTAGTGTATACTATTATTATGACGGGCACAAATGCAGAACGGGCTGCGACACACTGGCCAATTGACTCAATGGTAAGTGTTACATATCCTGAACTGCTAATTCAAAAGAAGGCTACACAAAATGCTAAATCAGTTTAACATTAATACAGACCGCGACTTGCTAGTTCCTGACTTTGCATGTTATCAAATGAATCTAATGGGTCCTGTAAATGCAGCTATTGCAGCAGGTGAAGTTGACGAAGACTTTGAAACACTGCCTAGTTGGGCAAAATTTGCAGCTAACCCTATTAAGTCGAAAGGATTCTTTACTCGCACACTACAAGCGATGTTCTTAGGACAGGGCGGTCACGACGAGCTTAATGTAGACCTACAAACAGAAGACTACAAAAGTCAACGTGTAAGCATGATGTTTATGCCAGCTAATACACGCAATGATGTGCTAGAGCTTATTGGCAATATTGCACAAGAAACATTGCCAGGTTTTGAAGTAATTGTGCTATGTGGTACAGTGAAACATAACGGACGTAAGATTACTAACCGTCTTGCAGAACGTGCAGTAAAAGAAGTTGTTGAACAAGGCAAGCCTACACTTATTATTGCTGCACAAATGGCACAACGTAGTTTTAGTATTCCTGAGATTACAGAACTGTACCTTGCATACGATCGAGGCGAAAATGGCGCTACTATTCAAAAGATGAGTCGTACACTTACTCCTGGTGACATGGACAAAGTAGGACGTATTTTTAGCTTGAGCTTTGACCCTAACCGTGACGATAAGTTTGATGCTATGGTAGTTGAGACTGCACTTAATCACAAGAAGCGTAATACCTCAAAAAGTTTACAGGAAGCAATGCGTGATGTACTGCGCACTGTTGACATCTTTAAGTGTACCGAAGATGGTAGTGTTAAAGTTGAAGTAGACGACTATCTTGCACTTGCACTAGAGCGCAAGGGTGTAAGTCGTGTATTAGGTAAGATTGTTAATATTAACTTGCTTACTAGTGACGCTATTAGTGCTCTCGCAAACGGTAACAGCGATTACTTTCGCAATCAAAAGCAAGAACGAGCAGAAAGCGGCAAGACTCGAAATAGTTCGAATAATAAGAACAGTGGTGTTAAACGTGATCTAAGCACACAAAAAGAAATTGCAAAAGCACGTGAAGTAATTACTACAATTATTGAAAACTTAGATATTGTAATTTTAGGTACAGGTAACACTGTACTTGCAGACGCAATGATATCTGTTGAACAAGACGTAGAAATGCGTGAATGTGTTGAAGAAGAGTTTGGTGTTGCAGCCGAAACAATATCATACCTGTTTCAAAACAATATTATCAAACAAGACTGGGTAGAGCTCCTATACGATAATGGTTGACATACTGTATAAAGATGTTAATATATCTGTATAGGCATTATACGAGGCAATTATGATAGGCAGACTTAAATTTGATATTGCAAGTCTTGTAGACGAAATTTTAGATCAGCTTCCGAGTGAAGTATGGTCTAGTTCTACTACAACTTTTTTAGATCCTGCTATGGGCGGCGGCCAGTTTGTTCGAGCAATTGAGAATAGATTGCGTAATGCAGGACATTCTAGTGAAAATATTAGCAAACGTGTTTACGGGTATGAGTCTAACCGTATGCGTATTAATTTTGCTGTAAATAAGTATAAACTAGTAGGAACGTATACTAATGCAGATTTTTTAGAGGATAAAGTTGATATGAAGTTTGATGTAATTGTAGGTAATCCGCCCTTCCAAAACAGAGCAGAAAATTCAGACGGAGCACTTTGGTTAAAGTTTGTAAACAAAGGCATAGATTGTTTAGATACTAATGGCAAATTAGCATTTATTACTCCTACATCTTGGATTGGTAAAATCACTAAAACATCAAAAGCAAACTTTAGCCCATTTACTGACAATCATGTTGAATATCTTAAAGTACTAACTTCTGAAGAAGTTGATACTTACTTTAAAGGCGTAGGTAGTAGCTTTGGTTATTATGTTTTATCTAATGGCACTGGCGTAACTAATTTAGTCCTTGACGACAATAGTATTGTACCATATCAATTAAAATTAGGTGAACCTCTGCCTAAAAAACTAAATCAACACAGTGTTAGTGTGCATCAAAAAGTTTCAACTAGTCCAAAAGTTTTATTTAATGCAAATTTTAAAATGCATAGTCAGGTTTTAAAAAAGAAAAAAATTGTTTCGGACGATAAGAATGATACATTTTGTTATACTACATATTATAGTCACAATCTTATTCGATACAGTTCAGAAAAGCACGAGCTATTTGATAAGATCAAAGTAATGATTCCGATTGTAGGAACTTTAAAAAATGCATGGACTGATAAAAATTGTAACTTTACTGAAGATGTTAGATTCTTAACTGTTGATACCCAAGAAGAAGCGGATAATATGATTAAAGTCTTTAAGTCTAACTTGTTTTTATACTTAGGAGCACAGTATCGTTCAGGAAGAAACTTAGGATTAGCATTGCAGTTTTTACCAAGTCTTGATTTTACTAAATCTTGGACAGATGAAGCGTTATATAAACATTTTAATTTGACTACTGAGGAAATACAATATGTTGAATCAAATCACTGATCATATAAGAAACCGTTCTTATATGAGCGGCGTAGAAAGAGAACAATCTCGTGTAAAAGACACAGGAGAGATATTTACTCCAACAAAGTTAGTCCAAGATATTTTAGATACGTTAGATCAATCTGTATTTACAGATCCTACAAAAACATTCTTAGAACCTAGTTGTGGAGATGGACAATTCTTAGGCGAAGTGCTTATACGAAAGATAGAGAACGGTAGCACGTTCGAACAGGCTCTTAGCACTGTCTATGGTGTAGACTTAATGGAAGACAATGTCGAACTGTGTCGCGAGCGGTTGTTGTGCGGGCGTGAAGACTTACGACACATTGTAGAGAAGAACATTGTGTGTGCAGACGGACTACGTTATCACTATCGTTTTGACGGAAGTGATCCATACGATGATGAAGCAGTAATTACTAACAAAAATAAATTTTTCGGTTGACAAGTCTTAAAAAATGTGCTATGTATATGCA